CCAGGAAGGGGCAACGCGAACCCGGATTTTTCGGGAAACGGTAGCGAAACATCGCGGTTTCGCCCCCAGCAGTCCCTATTCGCCAGCAAGGACCCGCAAATGCCCGCATTGGCCCGCACCCTCATGGACCCTCAAGAGCCTGCAAGTCCCCGCAGTGGCCCGCATTGGCTTGCAATCGCTGAAATTTGAAGTAGCCCGCATGGACCCGAAAATGCCCGCATTAGCCCGCACCCTCATGGACGCTCACGAGCCCGCAATGCCCCGCAGTCGCCCGCATCGGCTTACAATCGCCGACATTGGAAGTTCCCCTCATTCCCCCGAGGGGCTGAGACGACGAAGGCCCCGATTTGCATCGAAGCCTTCCGAGACGCCACTCTCCCGAGTCTGGCAGAAAGTCTATCAGAAAATCGGAAATGTGTTGCAAGCGATTTTAGATAAAAATCAGCGGCTTACCCTCATTAACCCGCACTGACACTCAGGCGCCCGCAACTGCCGCGAAAATAATTTCAGGCCCGTGCCGAAGTCATCGCCGCCGGGTGGTTGAGCCGGTCGGCGACCATGCCCAAAGCCTTCCGCCAGTGCCGCCACGCCGTGGTCCGGTCACAACCGAAACGGCGGGCGATGTCCTTCCAGGGCCATTCCTCGGCCCGCATCCACACCAGATGCCGTTGCGCTTCCTCCAGCCACAAGACCCAGCGCATGGTCTCCTCCATGCGGTCGATGGCGTCAGGGCTAGGCGGGAAGCGCAGCACCCGGTCGGGGTCGGTGTAAAGTTCCCGGGCCTCCCGCTTGATCGCCGGCCAGGTGTTGAAATAGCCCTGCACCCGAACAGGCGGCAGGCGATGGGCGGTTTCGGCGGCTTCGCGGAAGCGTTCCGCCACGTCCTCCAGGGTCCACTCACGCATGGTCCGCCCTCCGGCGGCCATACAGCCGCTCGGCGATCCGGGTCAGCAGCTGCCGCTCCATCCAGTCCAGGCGCTGATCTTCGGGCGAGATTACCAGGATGCCCTGGTCGCGCCAGCCATGGCGCTTGATGGCTTCCAGGTCGAAGCCTTGGCCCTGCCAGGGCTGCAACGGGCAACGGTAGTCGGGGCGGTTCATGACGCCACCTCCTGGGCCAGCGCCCAGTGCAGGATGGCCAGGGCATCTGCCTCGTTGTCATCGGCCGGTGAGTAGCCCTTCGCACGCATGGCCGCGATGACCAGATCCTTCCCGGCGTTGCCCTTGCCCGTAGCGTGCTTCTTGATCGTCGCCACGGGCACACCCTGGTAGGCCACGCCGTGACTCTCGCACCAGGCCGAAAGTTGCCCGAGGAAGGCGCCGTAGGTGTGCGCCGCGGCGGTGCCCTTGTGGGCGCGGACTTCCTCGAACATCACCCGCCCCAGCGGGCCGGCGCGGCCGTGCAGTTCGGAGAGCCAGCCGGCGAAGCGGAGCAGCGGCATGCCGCCGCCCTCGAAGCGTCCCGGCTTGAAGCCGTGACTGCCAGAGGTGATGAGGCCCGAGGCCGCTCGGAGCGCCCAGCCGGTCTGCTGGCCGAGGTCGAGGGCCAGGAGCGTCCTGGCGTTTGGGGTTGCCGGGCTTTGGCTGGCCGGCGGCAGCGTCGGTGACGACGTCATGTGCATCCTCCAAGGAGCGTGGTAGCGACCTGGAGGAGCACGGCCATCGCCGGGTCAGGGCCGATGGGGCTCCTTCATGTCCGAAATGGAGTTCGGGTGCAAATCAATTCAGAGATTTCGGGGCAATCGTCAAAACGTCAATACTTCAATCCGTCATCCTAGATACCCCGGCCCAAGGTAGAGATAGAGAGAGATAATTCAATTGTTCAATACGTCAATCTAGATACTTTCTCTCTCTCTCAGGGAGAGAAGGGTTCGTGTACGCGTATAGGGATATTGTGAATATATGTGTATGGGGGTTTGACGGATGTCGCAATGACGGAATGACCCTCCAATTTCACAACCCATTGTTTTACCGTACTTTTATCACCTGCGCGGGGCGGCCACGGGCTTGACGCATTTCGATACCCACGAGGTCGGCCTCCGCCAGGGTCTTCAGCACGCTTTCCCGCTGGTGCAAATCCATGAACTGGGTGCGGCGGGTAAACTCCCGTTTCGTCATGCCCCCCGGCCCCGCGGCTTGGAGGATCAACAACGCCCGCTTGTGGTTGGACTCGGTGGAGTTTTCCGACACCCGCAGCGCCACCTCCCGAATGGTCTGCTCGGCACAGTGCCGCGCGATGGCAATCCCCCAGCGGGCGTCGTAGTCCTCGATCCGGGGATAAACCGCTTCGCGGGACACCGCCCGGATTAACGCGAGCTTGGTCGCGTTTTCCTCGATACGCGCCAGAATCGACGAGAAGCCGGTGCCCCTGGCTTTTCGGAGTTGCCCCAGCAGTTCCTCATCCAGTTCCCCGAAGGCGTCCGCAGCTCCGGTTGTCATCGGCACCACCCGCGGCTCGACCAAGACCTCGTCGATCGCCCCGGCGTCACTGAGATTGCCGTTGAGCTTCCCTCCGCCCTGGTGGATGAGCAGTAGCCGGTCGATCAAGGCCTGGGGCGGGTCAATGCTGCCGAACACCTTGTTGCTCTGGGGAAAGTCCTCCTCGCTCGCCAGAATGAGAAACCGTGCCAGGGAGCCATCCGCCACATTGGCCGCCTGCAGCGCCTGCCAGAAATGCAGCGGCGTGGTGGTCCCGTAGAGGCAGGCACAAGGCTGATGGATGGCCCGATGGGCGTTGTTGTTCTGGTTGGTGGCGTACTCCACGCCGAAGTAGCTGGTGCCCGACGTGGTGTAGAGCTCGGTCATGAGATCAAGGATTTCGCACACGTAACGGGGCGAGCGCTTCCGATCGGCGGCGGCCGAGAGGAACATCCCGAACTCGTCCAACTGGAACAGAATGGCCGGCTGCCGTTGGATGGCAGTCAAGAGACCCGCCCCCGAGGCGATCTTGTTGCCGCCGAGGTACTGCATCAGGTTGGCCCGGCGGAACAGTTCGTTGATGACCACCCGGCTGTGGTTCTTGCCGGCGCCGCTTTCGGCGATGCCGACCACGTAGAGGTTCGACCGGGTGTTGTTCTCGGTGCGGTACTTCCGGCCCATCAGGGCGCCCACCGCGCAGAGACTGGCGCCGAGGGCCAACACCGGTTGCGGCCGCTTGGCGGTCTGGACCATCAGGGCCATCATGTCGGCGATAACGCCGCCCACGTCATCCCAGCCGGGCGGCAGCGGTTTCGGTGGCGGCAGGTCTTCGCGGGACTCCGGCGGAATGACGATGGCGTCGTTGCATTGCAGTGCATTCAGAAGTCCCTGGGCGGGATGGTCGTCGTGGGTCATGAGTTCTCCGTTCAGTTGCAACTCGGCCGCCGGCAGCCAGCCGTTGCCTTGGGCGAGGTGGTACAAGGTGCCGGCGCCAATCCGATCGGGCTTGAAGGTGAGCCACTTCTCGGCGGTGGTCGATGCCACGTATTTCAGCGAGGTGGCGGACCAGTCATTGAACAGCGGCCAGCCCGCATCGCCGAGCGCGCCCTTGATGGCAAGTCCGATGGTGATCCAACTGTCGTAATCGAGATCGGGATTCGGAATGAACCGGAGCGCGTCCTCCACCGCCGGGTAAGTACCGCGCTGGTCTGTGGGACCATGGCCATCCTCGTATTCCTGGCTCCCGAGGGCGAGCCGCTTGGGCCGCAGTTCTTCCGGCACCAGCTCATAGGCGTCTTGGGCGAAGTCCCGCGCCTGGGCTTCGGTGATCGCCGGCAGTTCCTCGAGGTCGAGATTCGCCAAGCTCTCCACCGGCCAGGTGTAGGGCTGCCCGGTGTCCGGATGCAGGCCATACGCCACGAACTGCTGCCCATGGCCCAGGACCTCGATGGGCGGGAATTTGAAGCCGGCAAACGGCTCCGCCGCCCGGTAGACCAGGAGGCGCTTCGGCGCCCGGCCGATGCGCACCGCCGGAGTGTCGCCGAGTTGTTGTTTCGCCAAGGCCTCGATTTCGTGGGCGATCGCCTCCGAAGCCAGAAGATCGATATCGATGCCGATCACCTTCCCGGCAGCGATGCCGATGCCCGCCTCGGGCCAGTCGCCCCAGAGATCAACCTCATGCTCGGTGGTCACCCGGCCGCAGTGGCGGCTCCACTCCGGATAGTCCTGCCAGTTACCGAGTCGATACCGGCCCGGTTTCTTGGTGCCGGGCTGGATCGGCAGGATCGGATAGCCCCGGTCCACCAGGGTGGCGCCCAGTTGGGCCATGAAGTTGTTGCTCATGCGTGGGTGCCTCTCAAAACGGGGGATCGTCGGCATAGGCCGTGCGGAGCGAATCCTGGAAGCGGATGACGATCACCTCGATGAAGGTCGCCCATTCCTCGGGATTCCAGGTGGCCAAGTCGGTTCTTCCCAGAGACTCGACGAATTCGCCGCCCTGGGCGCCGGCCTCGGCCAGCGCGTTCTTTTCGTGGATATTCGGGTTGATCATGCCTTTCAGCCTCGCGGTAATGTCCTGACAGCGCCGGGAGCACAGCCTGACGGCTGGCGCGGCGATGCCGATAGAGTGGGGTGCAAAGAGAAAGCCGCGCGCATCGCGCCGGCAGATGGCGCACATCATGGGAAACGCGCCCCGACGATTTCGGTGAACCGGCCGCTGGGCCGTACCGCGATTTCGGCCGGGCAACGCAGTCGGTCAGCCACCTGCAGCGCCTCCTCGACCTTGCTGGGCAACGGCAGCCCCGGCGCCCGCCGCGCCCACCAACTCGCCGCCTTCTGCCGGGCATAGCCCTGATGCTCCAGGCAGACCCACTCGCTGTGGGCGACGAGACCGCTCCAGTAATCCACCCGGAGCGACGGCGGCTTGCCGGGCTTGTCGTGGCGGGCATAGCTCACCCGGGTCACCGGCACCCACTCGGAACGCTCGGTGGAGAGAATGTCCAGCTTGCTGGCCTCGGCCACGATCTGCGGCTTCGGCGGAGGGAACAGGTGGTCACAGTCCGGGCATTGGCGCACCGCGGCGTGGACCAAGCTGTGGCAGTTCGGGCAGTCCTTGATGGGCACGTCCCCTTCGCCCTGGCCGGGCTTTTTCGGTTTGATGGCGTCGATCGGCCCGTGGCGGGCGATGTTGCCGGCGAAGTCCAGGATCAGGCAGTTCGCCTTGCCCGACGCGAGGCGGCAGCCGCGGCCGACGATTTGCACATAGAGCCCCGCCGACTTGGTGGGCCGCAGCATCGCGATCAGGTCCACCGCCGGGGCGTTGAAGCCGGTGGTCAGGACGTTGGCATTGGTCAGGCAGCGAATGCGGCCTGCCTTGAAGTCCCGGACCAGACTGTCCCGCTCCCCGCTGGGTGTGGCGCCGGTGATGGTCTCGCAGGGGATGCCTCGGGCGCGGACGGCTTCCCGGACGTGGAACGCGTGATCCACCCCGGCGCAGAAGAGCAGCCAGCTACGCCGGTCCTGGCCGTAGGCGAACACCTCATCCAGGGCGCTCTGGGTGATGCTGTCCCGGTCGATGGCCGCCTCCAGGTCCTTGGCGATGAACTCGCCGCCGCGGGTGCCGACACCCGACACGTCCAACTGGGTGGCCATGCGCTTCGACATGAGCGGCGACAGATACCCGTCATCGATCAGTTCCCGCACTGACACCTCGTAGGCGATATCGGTGAAAATGGCGTCCTCGCCCTCGTGCAGAAGTCCCGAGTCCAGCCGGTACGGAGTGGCGGTGAAGCCGATCACCTTCAGCAGCGGATTGAGGCGTTTCAGCCCGTCCAGAAACCGCCGATACATCGTGTTCGACGACCGCGGAATCAGGTGCGCTTCGTCGATCAGGATCAGGTCGCACTGCTGCACGTCGTAGACCCGTTTGTGGATGGACTGGATTCCCGCGAACAGGATCGGGGCCCGGAGATCCCGCTGCTTGAGGCCCGCCGAGTAGATGCCGGCCGGCGCCTCCGGCCAGAGGCCCATCAGTTCCAGGTAGTTCTGCTGGATAAGTTCACGCACGTGGGTCACGATCAGGATGCGCTGGTCGGGGAAGGCTTTCAGCACGCCTTCGATGAAGCTGGCCATGACCAGGGATTTGCCCCCCGCCGTAGGGATCACTACGAGGCAATTGCCGGTGTGGTGATGGAAATAGTCGTAGATGCCTTGAATGGCGGCGCCTTGATACGGTCGGAGTGTCAACATTTCTCGCGTCTCCTTTGTTCGGCATGCAGGGCCAGATGATCTTTTGCCGGGAGCACGACGAGGTTCTCCCGTGCGTTGTTGTGTTTGTTCTCGTCGCGATGGTGAACGTGTTCGTCCGGTCTCAGTGGGCGTCCGATTACTCCCTCGGCGACAACTCGGTGCCCGTGGCGGCCGAAGAGCTTCCGGTAGGTCGTGGGCTTGACCGTGAGATACCGGCGAATCTGCGCTTCGCGATTGTTCTTGCGCCAAACCTCGCTGGGCGTCACATAGTCGGGGTCTCCATACCGCCGGAGTCGCTGAGAGTGCTTGCCGCAATAGCCGTGTCCGCCTTTTTCGGTGGTTTGGCCACAGCCTGGCTGACGGCAGAGCCGGGGTGGCCGGCGGGCCGTTCGACGCCGTTCTGACGACAACTCCCGAGCCAGGCAACCACATGACCAAACAGAGCCGTGACGTAAATTCCCCGTCGAAACCCGATGCAGGCTCCCGCACGCACACTGGCAATCCCAGATCACTTCGCCGCTTCCGGTGCGTTCTCCACTATCCTGCAGCACGGTCAGGCGACCGAATTGCTGCCCAATCAGTTGTCTGCGGTTGCTCATGCCGGTCCTCCCGTGGCTGGGTTCGTGAATTTGTTGAAGCCGAGGTCCCGCCAGCGGATGCCGTCGGCGAACTGGTACTCCACCCAGTCCTCGCCGGCATCCACCTGCTCGCCGGGCACCAGGGGCGGGAGATAGAGGTGCTGGGCACAACCGGTGCGCTGGTCCGCTTCGCTCAGGGGTTTCCCGTGCCGCTCGCAGCGCCAACCGCCTTCAACCGGGGTAGCATCCAGGCAGGTCCGGCAGTTCACCGCCGCCGCCTGGCCGCCGTGGCAGACCGGCGCGTGGTCGCAGAGGCGGCACTGGTACCAGCTCGGGTCCTCGCTGATTCGGGGCGGCGGCGTGGCGGCGAAAATCACCCGCCCGGCCTTGTCCAGCAGCCTGCGCGCGAAGTCCGGATCGGCCTCCACCCGCTCCACGTAGAGGTCGTCGGTGTCCTTGTTCACCGCCAGGTAGAGCGCCCGGGCCAAGCCGATCAGGTGCAGATAGATCTGCATCTGGGCGTAATGGAGCGGCTTGCTCTCCCGGACCTTCTTCGCCACCAGGTCGGCGAAGCTCTTGGCGGAATGCGTCTTGAACTCCAGCACATGCCAGGTCTTGGGCGCCTCCGGGAGCCCCAGCGCCACCCCGTCCAGGGAGCCGCCGAAGTGGCCGCCGTGGGCCTGGACTCGGAATTGCCGGCCGGTGTCGGGGTCCACCTCCAAGACCGTGGCGCCGATCCGGCGGAGGTTCTGCACCAGCCGGGCCTCCTCCCGCTGGCCGGTCTCGAACAGCCGGAGCAGTTGCCCCGGATGCCGGGCCGGGGTGACCCAATGGAAGTCGTACCAGAGCGCCCGCTCGCAGTCCTTGCCGATCAGGGAAGCGCCGAGGTGGACCCGAAAGCCGTCCTCGGCGTCCGCCTCGTAGGCGGCGAAGATGGCGTCGCGGGTCGGGCTGCTGATTGGCGGCAACTCAGCCATGAGGCCCCTCCCAGGAAGCCAGGAGCGTGCGGGCTCTGCTCATCAGGTTGGCCCAGCGGGCGTCGTCGCATTCCGTTCGGAACACCGCAATCAGGGCATCCTTGAAGCGGTCGCGATGGTTGCCAGAACCGACCGGTTCCAAAGTTGCAAGGTGCGCTTTTAGCCGGGTTACTTCCTGCTGCCGGAGGCGCAGCGCGGTCTTGGCCCGGTGGAAGGCGGTGGCGTCGGGTTTGCCGTTGGCGGTTTGGCGGCGCATGTCGCAGGTGGCGACCTGCAGGCGGATCGAAGCGATCTCGTCCTGCAGGTCCGCCAGCCGCGCCCGGCACGCCGCGGGGGAATCGGGCAGAGGGAGGTCTGCCGTTCCGGTGTGCGTGTGCATGGGGTCGCCTCCTCAGCCCTGGCGCTTCCAGGGGAGCCCGTTGGCGGCGGCCGTCGCCGCCGGGGTGGGCGCGGGAGCTGGTGCTGCCGCAACGGGTGCCGGTGCTGCTGCCCTGGCCGGAGCCGTCCTCGGGGAAGAGGCCGGAACGCCGTTCCGCGGCAGGTAGCGGATCGAGTTGCTTTCCCCATACTCGCCCTTGGGCGGGCGGACCCGGACGTCCGCGATCAGGGGGATCAGGTGCAGCTGCTCCGAATCGTTGACCTGCAGCTTGCCGACCGCCCGGCAGAGGGCCGACAGGGTCCGCCGGGCGATGTCCACCGCGTCCGGGCTGGGATTGACGAGATTCAGCCGGTCGAAGAGCTTGCGGCCGGTGTACTGGCCTTCCAGCACGTCGATTTCCAGGTAGAGGTACTGGCCCATCCCGTCCTTGGTCGGGCGCATTTCCGAGGCGACGATCTGCACCAGGTACTTGCCCGGCGGCAGAACCTCGTAAGACGTGTTGGGCTCGACTTGGGAAGCGTCGAAGGTATGTCCGAAAGATGCCATGGGGTGTGTCTCCGTAATCAGGTAAGAGAAGTCGGGGTGGAAAGCAGCACCGGCTGCATGGATTCCGGCATCGCCTGGGCGAAGGCGGTCCAGTCCAGGGGCAGGGTTTCGGGGAGACCGAAGCGGTTCTTGGCGAGGAAGGCCGGGCGTTCCGCGGTGTGGAGCACCCGCTCCCCGGAGCCCATGGCGCGGTTGACCTTCTTGTTGAAGCCAACATCCGCCTTCACGGTGCTGATGCGGTAGTTGGCGAACAGCACCAGGTCCGAATGCTCTTGCAGCAACGCGGCGGCGCGAGCGTGGAGCTTGATGACGTAGCGGTCGTAAGGGTCGTGCTCCGGTGAATCGAAGCGCTTGATGTCGGTGTGGGCGATCTGGATCACCGTCATGCCACGGTCATCCCGCAGACCGTTCAAGCCGTCGAGGTACTGGCGCCAGAGATTCAAGGCGGCGACGTAGCCTTTGCCGAAGCCGGCATCCTCGATGGAGTTCCAGCCGTTGTCGCGGCAGGTCTTGGCCCAGATCAGGGGCTCCAGCCAGTCGACGCTGTCCACCACCACCGTCTTGAAGTCATGCGGTTCGGTGTACAGGGCCACCAAGGCTTCCAGCACCGCTTCGAAGCTGGTGGCCAGGGGGAAGTGCGGCACCGGCAGGAGGCCCAGGCCGTCTTCGGTCTGGAGGAACACCGGGGCGTTGGCGGCCGCCGCGAGGGTGGTCTTGCCGACCCCGGCCACGCCGTGGATCAGCATCCGCGGCGGCTTCGGAGTATTGGCGCGGGTGAGTTGGGCGAGGGAAATAGCCATTACCGCTGCCCTCCGTTGCCCGTGACCGGTTCCAGTTTCCAGGCCGGCTTGCCGGTGGCTAGGGTCCGGGCCGGTTCGAACAACGCCCGAATGGCCGGCGGCCAGGCGTTGTAACGGGTTTCCGAGACTTTGATCTCGAGGGTGATGTAGTCCTCGGGCTCCTCGCCCCAGGAACGCAGGGTTGCCACCGCGGCCTTGAGCTTCAGCGGGTCGTACTCGACCTTCTTGGGGAGGTCGGAAACAATGACGAAGCCGGCGTCCTCAAAGCGGACGGTGCCGGTGCTCTTGCCGGCGCGTTGCCGGAGCTTCGCGGCACAGTCCCGGTAGCGGAGGTTCATGACCCCGTGCAGGGTGGTCTCGCAGAGACGGGTACGCTCCTTGACGAGGGCCAGTTCCTGGTAAAACCGGGCGAGTTCAATAACGGGGCGTTTGGCTAACTCGTCAATGGGGTTCTCGGTGATTTCAGAGATGATGTCAGGCAGGTTCATGCAGGTTCTCCTTAACGGGAAACAGAGGGGTTGGGAGTGGAAGCCGACGCGCGGGACGGCTCCAGAAAGTCCGGTTCGGGCACGGGGCGGCTGGAGCGGATCGCGAGGTAGACGAAGCGGCCCTCGTCGATCCGCCGGCTGAAGAGGTGCAGCAGGCCGAGTTCGGCGGCCTGCCAGGACTGGTTCGCCACGGCGTGGACCCGGAGCCGTTCCGCCGCCGGAAGCCGGCTGGCGGTCTCGGCGCGGTCCAGCAGCAAGTGGCCTTCGTGGTACTGGAGGGCGTCGCCCGGCTCGGCGGCGGCCAGCCAGCGACGGAAGGCGGCTTCGGTCAGGGGCTTGGGCGGCACCCGGACC